TAGTCGCCGTGCGGGATGCACGAAGTTGCTTCACCGACCGACGGTTCATGATGAGGTGCGTCGCGCCCTGACCCGACGGGAACAGCGCGAGCAACTCGGCAATCATGTCATCGTCAAGCGTTTTGCCGCTTTCCTCGGTGATGTTAGCAATGCGGCCAGCCGAGAAGGACGAACCGATTTGAAGGCCGAGCCAGCCCTCGATTGGCGTGTAATAAGCCGGGAACGATGTCGTGCCGGAGCCGGGCATACGGATAACCGAAGTTTCGGCTATGTCGAGCGAACCGTTGCGGCCAGCAAGAAGCACTACGTTGTTGAGGTCGCCGGTCGTGCGGATTGCGAACACCTGCGACACGCCACCCTCGGTAGTGCCTTCAGCATCAAAGCACATCGCCGAGCCAAACGGAATCGCGTCAACCAGCCCCTCAAAGCCGTCGGCTTCGTTGCCGGTGCCGTAAAGAAGCTGACCTTCCGCCATGAAGAACGCGGCGCGCAGATGGCGAGCGGCTTCACGCGCGAGGAACGCATCGGGGCCGTCTTTGTAAGCGTCGGCCAGTGCCTTGTCAACCGAGAACGACGCGCCGAGAATCTTGAGGTCGATGCTCACGGCCTCTTCGGTGCTAACACTGTTCTCAAGTCCGGCGTTGATTGCACGGAACCCAACCGTCGGCGCGCCGGTTTCCCGCAGATACTTGTGCTGTGTGCCAGCGACGGTATCGGCGGCGAGCGCACCGATGAGCGGTGCCGCATTGAGCAGGTCGCTAATATCGCGCTCTGCAAGGTTTTTGTCGTTGATGACGAGCAGGTCGCTCAGTCCTTTGTAAGTGCTACTCATTTAATCTCCCCTTTCGGAAAACTACCGGATTCGGATTGCGTCCGACAATCCGGTTTTCGACTTGCCCACTTCGGGCGTAGATGACAAAACTGTTGACTCCCCATTCGGAGCGGCGGAGCGGAGTTGCTTGACTTCACCTTCGAGTGATTCCGCGTAAAGTGCCATTGCCTCATCGAAGGTTTTGCCTTCGGTGAACCACGCGGTGCCCTTCTCGCCAAATCGCTCTGTGAACCGCTTAAGTTCCGCAACAAAAGCGGCGCGCGGGTCGGGTTCAACTTCAACCGCCGGAGCCGCCGCCGTTTCCGGCTCCACTGGCGTCTGTTCCTCGACTGCACCCTCGACGACCGGCGCGCTTTCCGGTGTTTCAACGGGGGTTACTTCTTCAACCGCTTCGACGCTTTCAATCTGCTCGACGGTTTCTTCTTCTGCCATTTGATTACTCCTCTCAATCGTTACTAGTTGCTTCTTCGCCGAATCACCAAATACTTGGCTTTCGGTGTTCATATCGGCACCGTATGGACAAACAGCCACACCGCGCAGATTCCATTCACGGACAATCAGCATCGGCCCCGCGACTTGTGCGCCATTCACTTCGGCGACCTGACCAACTTCGAGTTCCTCGATTCGCGTGTTGCCGCCAGTCCAGTCAATGGACGCTTCCCACGGAACGCCCGCTTTGGCTTTACTGATAACTTCGGCGGCGCGGTCATCGGCTTTGAACGGCGTCAACGCGCCGGAGGCAACCAAGTCCCCGTTTTCGACGTTGAAATTATTCAGGTAGCCGATAACCTCATCGCTGTTATGGCAATAGTCAATTGGAAGACGATTCTTGTGCATCCGCATTCCGGCGTTGTCGTGAACGATCTTTCCCCAGAACCAGTGGTCGAGGGGCTTGCCAGAACGCGCCAACATCCGAATCGGGGCGGTCTTTGCGTTATCACCGTTGTCGCCGAACTCGGCTTCACACGAAAAACGCAACGCCGCTACCGGCACTTCCCGCGATTCTTTGATTTCACTCATTTGTATCTCCCGTTGTGCTTGCCCGCGCATAGTCCATAAACACGCCGAGACCGTCGGCGGCGGGCGACAAGCCCAAATCCTGCAACTGTTCGGCTTCGTGTGCCAATTCCTTGAAAACGTCGTGCGCGTCCGCGCCGAGCCGTTCGCGGATGACCCGCTCGCGCGAAGTCAATCCCGCAGAAATCGCGGCTATATCGGCGGCTACTTCCTGCAACGGCTGAACCCAAGGCGTCCCGCGCGGTATCCATTCCCACTTCAAACTCTTGACGTTGAATCTCGACAACTCGCCGCTTGCGATTCCGGTTTCAATCCGGCGAGCCGTTATGTGGTCAAGCAAATCGCGGATTTGCCCGCGCTTCACGTCGGCACTGCGTTCATACTGAATCTGCGCCGAGCGTTGCCCGCTGAAATTCGTTATCGCTTCGTCATACGCTGAATAGGGAATATCGAGCGATTTCAGCGCACACGCGACAACCGATTTCATGTATTCATCGAAGGATGTGCCCGGCGAATTGCTTTCAAGAAATTTCGCATCATCACCCTGATTGAAGTCGAGCAGGACGGGGCCGCGCCCAAAATCAACCTCAAGCGGCTCGGTTGTTGACGCCGTGCCAACCGGGTCGGCGTTTTGCCGCATCGCAACAAGGGCGAACAACTGCGAAACTTTCATTTTCGCCAGCGCGTAATCCATTCCCTCATATGCATCACGGAATAAATTAACAGCGGGTGCGAGCGGCGATACTCCCCGAAGCTGGTCAAACCTGTCGAAATATCCGAACAGTTTGCAGTTCTTCGCCGCCACAACCCGCTCAAATTCGAGCCGTGCGTTTTTGCCGGAACGCCGAGCAACAATGTAGCCGGTTACGCGCCCGGCATTATCCGTAACAACCCCCTGCACAATTTCTTCGCGTCGTTTTTCGAGCGTCGCCGGAAGGTTTGTTGCCGTCAGAATCCGGTCGCCCTCAATCGCCTGAATCGAGCCGTCCGCCATCCACACGAGCAGAACGTCGCCGTCAACCACGCGCCGCTGTTCGGCAAGCCGAATCATATCGGCGAGCGAAAATCTGCCGAGCGCGTCGTTGCGTTCCGGCTTGCTCGTCATCTCAATAAATTCTTCAATGTCTTTGTCGAGCAAATCGTCGCCGGTTTTTGATTGGAACGAAAACATCGTTACATAGTCGAGGTGCCGCCGAATCGCCCACGCCGCCGTAGTAAAGTTGCGGAGCAAGTCGCGGGTCGTGCTCAATAGTTTTTTGCGATTGGCGGGCGCGAGTTCAAAATCTTCACTCAACAGTTGCGAGGTCGGGGCTTTGCGGTTCGACTTGGCAACCGTCGCGTCGTAAGTTAGCACAAAGGGCGAGCCGCCCGGCGAAAGGATGCTGGAGTTGCGCACCGCCATTCGTCTGCCCATTAGAAGTTCCTCATCGAGATTGTTTTCGCGCAACCGCCCGCCGTCTCCCGCGCCAACACTGATTTCCAGTGTTCATATTTCGCTTCAAGCTCATCAATGGTGGTTGTCTGCCCGTCGATGCTGACGCTCTTGAAACCCGCATACTTCAAGAGCAGGGCTTCATACTTTTCAACCATCTGCTCGGCGAAAGTTTTTGATTCCGGCATGCTAACACCTCAAGCGGAAACACTCCCCGCTACCCTGAAGTTAGCACACCGTGTTGTCAGAATCAAAAGAAATGAGTTCGTAAAACGAACTTATTTTGACGCGGCAGGCACCATCTCCTCGACTGAATAATCAATGCGGTGTTGACCGCATTTCAGGCACCACGTCCGGCGAGTTATCCTGTGCCACCCCGCAGAACTAGCATATCGTTTCGTCGCGTAATAAGGTGCTCGCATTGTGCTCCCGCACTTCCGGCACTTTGGCAACTCGACCGTTACGATTGTTGCCGGTTCTCCGGCATTCGGCAACTCCACCTTCTTTTTTCTCGGCATGTTTTATTATCCCCTTATAGATAACTGACAACTCGCCGCTTGACCGGCGGCGTAGAACTCGGATTTGCGGCGGCGGGCGGCGTGGCGGTCATCCCCGCGCGGATGCCCTCGACGCTCGCGCCGACAAAACAACCAACGATGCAGTCAAACCAATGGTTATCGGGTCGGCTCGGCAACTGCCGCCACTCATAAACCGTCCGCCCCTGCCCCTGCGTCTCTCGATAATCTTCACTAGCCACAATATGCTGTGCGAAAAGCAGATGGTCGGTCGGCGAGTTGCCAAAAAGCGTGAACGCGGCGGGGTCGCCGACCGCCGTTGTTATCGCCGTTAGCACACGGCTCTTCCACGAATTGACATCAATCAGGATGTGCGGCAACTCTTTTGTTCCGGCGACGCTGGGGCGGCACCAATCATCGCCCATAAACCATCCCGCCCGCCGCTGATATTGGCTCATCGGCTTGCTTCCGGCTCGAATACCGACGCCCTTCGTCATCACGACCGCCGCCCCGTGCTTATGCCTCACTTTGTTGACAATCTGCGGCTTGTAGCCCCCGTCAATCATTAGCCGGTCGATTTTCATTATCCCGCCGCCCGCCACGTTGATTTTGCGAGCCAACAGGTTGCCGACAAGCTCATCAAGCCCCGCGAATATCGCGCCATCTTCACCGGTGCCGGGATGCACCCTGCCAAGCGTCCGCGTTACGTCCGCGGCGGCAAAGTTCTTCAGTTTCTGGTCGGGATAAGCACCATAATCAATCAGATAGCCGGTGAAATCACGCTCCCACGCACACAATGCCCAGAATAAAATGTGCTTATGCACGTCGATAAACGCCGAAATCTTGACCGTATCGAGCGGCACAACGCCCCGCTCACGCCCATTGACCCGCGAAGCAAGGTCTTTCGGCTTTGGAATCGCGCCCGCGCCGGTGTTCCGGACTGTTGGCTCGTTCTGATATTCCGACCAGAACGCCGCCTCATTCCTGATTTTCAGGTTCATCGCGTGCTGAATCGCCGTGATTTCATCATCATACTTGCGTTCGAGCCACGCGGCTTCAGCCCCCGCGTCCATTTCGGCTTGATTCGCGGCGTAAAACTCGGTTGCCGCCGCTGTTCCAGTGCCATCCACCTGCCCGCGAACAAGAATCGCGGCGTATTCATCCCACATTTTCAGGTTTTTCGGGAACGCCTTAAGTAGTTTATATCGCCGCCCCTGCCATTCGGGATGAAGTTGCCGACTCAATATCCGGTCTGCCATGTCCCCGCTTTCGATAACCGTCGTCAACAGGAACGCCGCAATCTTGCGGTTCGGGCCTGCCATACCGAGGACCGCGCCAGCAATCAGCCGCTCGCGGGTGTCATTCTGCGTTAGCGACTTTGCCGTTTTATCTGTTTGCGGGTCATCTATCAGGACAAAACTGGGGCGTATCACGCTCGTCTTGCCGTCATCATCAATGGTGTGCTTCACGCCGCGGATGTCGGCACCCGTCAGCCCCGCCGCGTGGATTATCGAGCCGCTTGCCGCGGAACCGGCCACACTCGGCATCACAATCTTGTTGGCAAGCCAGCTGATATTCGTGCGCCTTCCAACGCACGTCTGCCCCTTCGCTCGCTGGGTTATACCGTCAAGCTTCCATATCGGATAGCACACTTCGGGGAAGTCCTGCCGAAGAAGTTCATTTGTTTGCAGCTCGGTTTTAATGCTTTCGACAATCTCGACCGCCTTGCCTTTCGTCGCCGCGATGACCGCAACGTATTTGTGTATCCCCTTGAATATCACCCAAATCAGTGCACATTCAATCATCGAGGTTTTTCCAGACCCGCGAGGCATTGCCAACGCGAAAAGCTCGCCGTGCAACGCGGATTGTTCAATCTGGGCAAGAACTTCGAGGTGGTCGGGACTCCACGCATTGAAAAACCGTTCGGGGAAATACAGTTCGCAGAACTCTTTGAGCGACGCCATCCCGCGAGCGCGCCGAGCGGGGTCAACCACATCCGGTATCTCGCCAATATCGCGCCCGGCGGTGCTAATCTCAACGCCCCTGACGCGCGACTGCTCTTTTAATCGTTCATACGACTCGGCAGAGTCCACTCTTTTTTTCATCGGAAAATATCCCTATAATCAACAAAGTGTTAGTATCTTGGCACTCTTGGATGTGTTGCACGCCATGCAAGCAACAACAACATTCTGGATTGTGTCCAACCCCCCCCTGCTCACGGGTATCACATGGTCGCGCGTCGGTTTGCATTTTTTACCACACCAATAGCACTTTGATTTGCTGACTTCCACAAGCTTTAGCCATTGGTCAATGGTTATGGCAGAATAGCCGGTAACCCCGCTCGCAACCTTAACGCGTCTGCGATGTCCATAAGACCGGTTGGACTGCCTGCCCCTGTCGGTTTTCTTGTATTTGGCAACGCGGGCGCGCTCGTTTTTGGTGTTTTGTTTATAGTACAGGCGGACTTTCGCTCGCTCGCAGTCGGCACATATTGGCTTTTTTCGTTTAGGATAGACACTGCCCTTATAAAAAGCCGACAGGGGATGGGTTTGTTCACACTGCACACAAAAACAAGCGCCCATGTCCACCAAAGCCGCCTGAACACCGTCAATGGCGGCGGCGTCAATAACCCCGCGCAAACGAGCCGAAAATAATTGGTTTTTACGAGCTTTCCTTTGATTCTCGCGCGCTCGGCGTTTAGCCACAACCTCTGGCTTTCTTTGGTGCCGAAAAGCGCGACGCTGTTCACTGGTTAGCCCCTCCGGAACACCCTCTTTTGCCCTTAACTTGGCGAAGTGGGCGTGGGCCGCGACGCTTCTGTTGTGTTTGGCGGCGGGGGTGTTAATTGCCGCAATGTGTTTCTTGCGAACCTCGCTTGATTCAAACCGCTTGATGGCGGCAACCCTTTGTTGTTCACGAAGTTCGGGTGAACCGACGCGTAGACGACCGACATCTAAAAATATGTTTTCAATCCTTTTCTCTACCCAGTCGCACAGGAACTCATCGGTCATCTTCACCCCGAACAGTGCCGCCGCCCTTTTAGCATGTTGTATAACCGAATACTTCTTGTTTTTTTGCCCCTCAGCGATTAAACGCCTGCTTTCTTCACTCAACCACTCCCTTTTTCCGGTGCGCTTTCCCTTGTTTTTTTCGGAAATCGCTCGGCGAGCGGCATCGCTTTGTTTGAACCCAATTTTACAAAGATGACCACCTACCAACCCTACGCGCGCGCAAGAAGCGTCAAACGGCACCCCATCCAACATTAACAGCTTCACGCTTGCTATCTTTTTTTTGCGCTCACGCCAACACAGGGCACAATAATTCCCAACACCACCGAGGTTTCTTTTGCTCGCAGCAATAAAGGACGACAGCGGCAAGGTGTTACCACAACCCTTACACACCTTTTCCGTCGGAACAACAAGTGTTTTTGGTCTAGCCATTTTTATCCCCATGAAAAAACCGAGCCAGCGCTGGTTGTGGTAGCAGAAGCCCATTGGACTTTGCATCCAGCGCCGACCCGGCGTAATGTCTGAAATTCATTTGTTCGGCCTCTACTACCACACCCCGATTGTCGCACGCGCCAAAGCCGGTTGTCAAGAAAAAAATAAAAGGCCATCCATAAAGCCACTTCTCGTGCCTGCCATCAACTTCTAATCTGGGGGAAGAACCTGCGCCATGTATCGTTTCGATACATTTTTTGCTCATGCCAGAGTTTCGACATGGCTTTATCAACTTTGGCTTTGGTTCTATTTCGTTATATGCCATAGTGTTACGCCGCCAAAAAACATTGTTCATGCCAGAGTTGCGCCGTTTTCCCTATTGTTTTTATTATTCATGAGTGCCAGAGTATATCTGGACAATAGGTAGAACTTTGACGAACTTTGGCTATTTTGACGATAAAGCCAGTAATGCCAATGGTTTAGCTTCTGCCAGAGTTTGGCTAAAACATGTCGGAACTCTGGCATGACGAGCATCTTCATAGACGAAATCGCCCCCAAAAATCGGGCGCAACTTTGGCATGACGGAATCCTTTGATAGTTAGCCATTTGCGTTGACAACCTCGATTCCGCTGAACCCGCGAACCGACGAACCGGTAGAATCCCGCACCTCGTGCACCCCGTCAATCAACCTAATCGCGTCAAAAAAGTGGATTTTCCCCATCGGCCAATCTTCTTTTGTTGTTTCGCACCACCGGCGGTATGAGTTATAAAGCTCCATTCTGGTGCAATAGCACGAGCTCCCCAGCTCGCAACATTCTGCGAGAAACACCTTTAGTGGGTCTTGGTCGGCCTCGTAATCCCGCGTGGCCGACATCACCGCTTCGGGGAATCCCAGCCCCGACTTCTGCCAATTCAGGCACCCCGCCATGCACCATGACAGGATGCCGGGCATTTCATCCAACAACTTGCCGAGTAGCCGTGAATCCTTTTCTTTTTCGCTAATCCTGACGTTAAACGGCACGAGCCGAAGCCGACGCCATACCGCCCGCGTGGTTTCCCGCACACTGGGCTTGTTGTTTGTCATGAGAATCATTTTGTGTGTCCGACGAAACGTGAAGTAGTCCTGCCGCATATATCGGGCAGTGATTTCCGAGTCGCCCGTCAGCCGCTTGACCAGGGCGATTTTGAGTTTTTCTCCGGCCTCTGTTTCACTGGCGAACACAACCCGCCGCCCCAAAAGAGTGGCCAGTTCGGTCGGATGTTCGTTTTGCCCGCGAACAGTCAATAAAGACGGTGGTGAATCACCCGCATAATCACCCATCACCGCCTTGATGGTGTCAACAAGTGTGGATTTGCCGTTTTGCCCGCCGCCATACCAGATTTGCAAATACTGTTCGGTGATGTCGCCGGTTAGCATCATGCCTAGTGAGGTTTGCAGGAAGTTGATAACATCGGTGTTGCCGTCAAATATTCGGGCGAGGAACGCCGTCCATTTCGGGCAGTCCGCCGCCGCGTCATAATCCGTGCCCGCGATTTTCGTCATCATCCGCGCGCGGTCGTGCGGCGACAGTTCGCCGGTTTTCAGGTTTAGGATGCCGTTGCGAACATTGAGCAACCATTGATTAGCGTCGAACTGGTCAGTGCCGACTTCCATTTCTGCCGCCGCCACGTTTATCATCGCGTTGAGCCGCGATTCCGAGCGTGATTTCCGCGCCCACGAATCCATTTCCTTTGCGATTTTCTGCTTCTCTTCGTCGCCCTGCCTGACCGCGATTTCTTCGAGCTTCCGGGCTTCTTCCTTCATCGCCATTGTTACGTCGAGTGCCGCCCGCATAACCCGCCCGCCGTTGTCGGCAATCCAACGGGTGCCGTCCCACTGATACCACTTGCCCTGTTCGGCGCAGTAAAGCAGGTCATCGGCATAGTGTTCGCGGAATCGAGCCGCGTTCCCCGCGTCCGTGCAATCTTTGAGTTCGCCGGGCAATCGCGTTGGTCGCGTGGCGACAGCCGCTTCCCGCACAATGGGCGAAGTCGGCTCATAGCGGGCAACCGATTTCACAATGGCAAGCAACTCGGAATCATCGACCGGCGGTATGCACCTATCACGGTTAAATATGCGTAGTGCCGCCTCGATTTCGGCTTCGGACATACCGCGAT